GAGGCTTCGCGCTTGACCGAATAAGCTAGTGCCACGGCCTGTTTGACGGGCTTGCCAGCTTTGACTTCAGCTTTGACGTTCTTGCGAAAGGCTTCGGGTGATTTAGATTTGACGAGTGGCATGTTATTTCTTCTTTGCCGTTTTAGCAGCGTCTTTAAAATCTTTGGCAGTGGGGGCGTTTTTACTGCCAGGCTTGTTCATCTTCTCTTTAGAACCAGCGGCGATACGAGCCTGTTTTGCGTGAATGTTGGCATAAAGCCCAGGTTTTGTAGCCATGATTTAACACTTCCATCGTTTAAGAGCTGCTTTAGCGCGTTCACCATCTTTGGCGTTGGCCGCTACTGCGCCCATTCTTGCACAAAATGAATCTTTACGGCCTTGGTCTGCTTTGGTTTTGGGATTGGGCGCTGGCGCTTTGAGGTTTGAGCCAGTGGCGGCGTTGTATTTAGCGCGGCCCTTCTCGGTCAAGCCAGCACCCTTGGACACCGGCAACTTCTCGCCTCGTCCAACAGAGAGTGACACACCCTTTTTAGTTGCCATTTAGCTACCCATCCAAGATGTTGCGACAGCGCCTCGGTCTTGAACCAAGATGCGTGAATTTTTGGCATTGTACTCTCTATGAGCCACAGGGAAAGCAAAAGTTACGCATATTGCATCCGCAGCATCGGGAGAGGCCAAGCCCCTTGCTTTCATGTCCTTCTTTGACTCCAAAAAGATTGTGCCTTTTGAGTCTGGCTTGATCATAGGCGAAATTAAATCAGTTTTCAAGAACCTATCTTTTGGAATGCTTGCACTTCTTAGCCAATCTTTCATTTTTCCCCACATTTCGGCCCTTTTATTGCCATACATGATTGGATTTGCCGATTTATTGCCAAAGTTGACACCTTTGATTTTGTACCTCTGCTCTTTCAATCTGTCAACAATACCCGCACCAAGCCCACCCTCATCGATGACTACTAATGTGGGTTTAAATTCTTCAATGGCTTCAATCACATGGCCAACAACGGTCATGGTGTCGTCGCCCCTGTGGCGATCTATGCGGATAATGTCTCTGCCTTGCCTGATTGCAATCACCGTGGCATCAGCGCCAAAGCGTGCAGGGTCAACTCCAATGATAATGGGCGCCGTTTGGTCTTTGTATTTGGGCCGTGTCATGGCCTCATCCACAATGTCAGCCGGAATAAACTGGTCATCACCTTCTGAGGGGAACATGCCATAGACCTCGACGTGCGCCTGGCTTGAGTCTGGGCCGTACTCGTCAATGATGTTCTGGTATACCTGTTTGTCTGTGCCTTCTACCGTTCTGGCGTCCACCACCTTGTTACTCCAAAAGTCGCGCTTGGAGTTAAAGCACTCATAAAAATAACCAGTGTTACGGCGTGGGTTGCTGAAAGCCAACCACAGGCGGTTAGGGGTGTTCTCAGTAAAAAAACCAGCCGTCACCGCCCAGATGCTGTCGTCAATACCACTAGCTTCGTCAAAGATCACCATCACACCGTCGTAGTTGTGGACACCAGCATAAGCATCGGGGTTCTCGGCTGACCAGAGACGGCCTTCTACTGCCCAATACCTTGTGCCTTTACGCAAGTCTTTCTCAACCAGTTCAGTAAGCCAGTTGGCAGGGGTGATCTTTGTGGCCGCAACCTCAAACCAGTGGCTGTTGATGCTCATGGCCAACCACTTTGTGATCTCAGCCCATGTGACTGCACGCAACTGGGCTTCGCTGTTGGCAGAGATGATGGTGGTAGAACCTATGCGGGTGGATAGCATCCAGATGGTGAGCCAGGACACCAGTGCTGACTTGCCAATGCCTCGGCCAGAAGAGACTGCATTGCGCAGGGTTTCAAAGTCTATGCGGCCTTGCTGGCGTTTAATGTGGGCTGCAATCTCACGCAGCACTTCGCGCTGCCATTTGCGGGGGCCTTTGAAGTTTTGAAGGGGCGTGTTCTCTTGGCCCCAAGGAAATGCAAACAACACAAAGGCTTCGGGATCGTCGGCTATTGCCGGCGTCCACAGGGTGGCCATCAGTTCTTGTTCGTCTTCTGGTTTGTAGATGGTGGTTTGCATTTATGGATTGTCTTGTGGTTGCTGTAACAATGCGTTGGCCGGTGGTGACTGCAACAATGCGTTAGGCAGCCTGCTCTCACTCATGCCAAGCGCAGTGCCACCGGCAGCTGCGCCGCCGTAGTACAACTCACGCCAATCAGAAGGCGCCATCACAGGGTTTGTCGCCTGCGTGTAGCCTGCCTTTTTGTGCGCCGTCAAGGCGTCTTGCATTTCTGTCCATGACTGCCTTGGCAGCAATCTGTAATCTGGGTGCGCAAACTCATGCGGCTCCAAGCGCTGGCGGTACACATCCCACTTGCGCCACTGCTCTGGAAACAACTCAATCGTCGGGTTCGGGCCACGGGACTCATCCACATAATCCACCACTCGTTTGTAGAACGGGTTGAAGTCTTGCAACTGCTTTGGCTCATAAGCCAGCTTGTTTGGCGTGGCCACATCAGGGATAGCATTTAACTCACCAGATTTTGTGCGGTACATCTTGGACAGCGAAGAGCCACCAATCACATCAATGGCAGCCTTCTCAACATCCTTAACGGGCTTACCCAAAATCGACTCAGTAGTCGGGTCTGTCTTCAACTTGCCGGCCATGCGCTCTCTAAAAGATGCCCCAACAATCGGATCATCCAGCATGCGCTCATAAGAGTTTCTGATCATGTGCAAGTCAACCGCTGACGTGTTGGCCTTCTCCAAGTTCAACCACGGCGTGCCAAGTGATGCAGTCTTCGGCCCCAAGCCTGGCACTTGATTCATCACCCTCATGGTCACATCGCGCATAGTCTCGCCTGGCGCCATCTGGAACATCTCAGGCTTTTGCAAAATTAACTTGGCCAACATAGCCTGATTGCCCAAATCAGCCGTGCCTAGCACTCCCATGCCGCCTCGACTTGCAGCCTGCACACCCGTCTGAAGTTGCGCAGTCTTGGACAAGCCAGGCTCACCAACCCTGCCAGCCAGCGCCTGCAACTCATCCATGTTCACCAACCTCATGCGCTGCGCCAAAAACTCATTAGGCGTCAACGGCGCATTCGGCGACAACAACGCAAAATTGAGCCTGTTAAACATGTCCACCTGATCAGGGTTTTGCACCTCATGCGTCCTAATCAACTTCTGCATCAACGCATCATGCGTCTTCTTAGGCAAAGACGCCGGATCAATGTTGTTCGCCTTCATCCAAAACATGTCAGGCACAGTAAACGTGCCCTCAAGGCCGCCAGGTATCTTGACCTCGCGCTTAGATGTCAAGTCAGAAACCCCAAGCGACTGCGGCTCAGTTAACGTCATCTTCACACCATGCTTTTCACCCCAAGCCTTCCACTCAGCCTCACTGGCCTTTGGCCCAGGCGTGGTGGCCGGCTCCGCACGCATGCGCCCCCTTGTCTGCACAGCATCATCAATCACCGACTTTGGCACAACGCCAGAAATCTTAAACGCAGGGTTTTGCAACAATGACTTAGCAATGTCCTCTTCCCCGCCCACAGCTGCCTTTAATTGCGCCAGGCTTCGAGGCACTCCCGTGCCCTCTTGCTTGGCCGCCAAAGCCAAAAACGCCTGATCGCGCTCTTGCCCCTTTAATGCCTGAAATTCTTTAGAGTTAAACAAACGCTTTTGCGCGTTGGTCATATTGCTCACATCTTTAATGCTTGCGCCAACCGGCATACCTTTAGTCAAGGGCGCCAAAAAAGGCGCCATCTGGGCCGCAATGCTCATGCCATACGCAGGGTTGGCCACATCACGAATGCCCTGGTAGTCAGGGTGCAACACGCTAAAACCCAACTCATCAGGCCGTGTTCCCAAGAATGCCTGCGCTGCCGCATACGTCCTCGGATCGGGCATCGTGTTAACGTCCCTCGCTTGCGCCAGTTGCCTAATCCTCTGGCCTTGGCGCTGAATGTTAGGGTTGCCAAAAAACGGTGCTGTCAGCGCGTTCTGGCTTGGTTGGGCAAGGGCGTTGTATATGGGCATGGCGAGATGGTAAACGAAAAAATAAAAATTGAAAAATATTTTTAAAATTGTTCGCGGGGCTACCGTTCCCGTGGCCCTTTCGCGCCGGCCCTACCCCCTCCCCTCGGCCATCGGTAGCAGGCCATGGGCGCTTGTCCACAGGCAGTTATGCACACTTGTCCACAGTTGCTTGTTGATAACTTTATTTGTAATGCTTTAGGCATCTTAAATCTGTGCATAACTTGACGTCAACTTAACATAATGGACACTGTATAAAGTAGAGACGTATTTTCTGCTTTCCGAGCCTTCTTTTTGTTGCGTTTGCGCAACGTGTCGGCGCGCGTGCGTAGTTCACAAAAATCTATGCGAAAAGCGCATAACCTTGCTACTTATGATTCCTTAACCGCAACATCAACCACGTTGCTATCGTCATTCAGCACACGCTGCTTTGCTTCTTTGAGCGCATCCATGACGCTGATTCGGTTGTCAGTAACCGCAACATCAATGCGATCACCATAGACTTTAGGCTTCAGCTTGCTTGCAACCCACTTGCGTGCATCCACTTGCATACGCTTCTGTTGTACCCAAGCGCTTGCTAAAGGGCCTTCTAAGCCTTCTGGCATCTGTTCGTCAGCCAACTCTAGGATCTCTTCAGCCAAGCGGTCTGCGCGGCTCTCAATGGCCTTTTCGTACATTGTGCGGAACTCAGGGTTGTTTTTAACCATGAGCATGACGGCATGGTATGACGGCATTCCTTCTGCCTTAATTGCTGTGCTTAAACTTTTGCCAAGCGACATCTGCTCACAGATGGTCTGCCAGCACGGGTTATCTATGCCAAACACAACTGGTCTACCGCCAGGGTGCTTTTGCACCGCCAAGTTATCAGTCACTTGTAAACTCCTTAAAAAGCGAGGTACTCACACCAAACGGTGCTTTCCCCCAAACGTGCAGCAATGGCAACTGCGCACACCGTCATCCTATCACCTCAATCTCAACCTTGTAAACCTTCGGGCCACCAGAGCGCTGACAATACTGCCAGTCCACCAAGCTACTGCCATCATCAACGCCAAGCCAGTCAGCCACGCCATCCCTGACCGCTTTAAACCCAGACTGTAGGTTATCCCCATCCAAGCGCCTTGGAGCCACTCTGGTCAACACCACGGTGACCGGCAGCACTTCCACACCAAAAGACTGCGCAACAGCCGCCAGCGCATTCCTAGTCTTTTGCCGCTGACTTTTAACCAGCCTGGCTTTTGCCGCCCAATGCAACCGCATGTTGGCCACCGACACAATTTTCATGTCCATTTCAACTTCAATCATGCCCAACTCC